AATCCGGAGATTATGCAATAAAATCAGATACTTAGGTGAAAGCCAGTATCTGTCTAGCTCTTTCTTACCTATGCTTTGCATAGAATAACATAAGGATATCAATACCTTAGTATATCCTAGTATATAAATAAATATATATATAACCTAGTATAACTCTAGGTAATCAAAACCTAAATAATCCCATGAAAACAATGGCTTATAACCCTAGGATATAACCCTAGGATATAAACCTAGAATATAACCCAAGGTCATGCAGACTAAGGACATACTGAATAATCAAATGATATCAATGACTTAAAATCCACTTATGCATTCCTATGTCATATCCCTATGCTGTCACCTATGATTTATCCTATGTTATCAATCACTTACAGATAATCAGATCATACAAAACCTTTTCATCTAACCTATTGATAACACTCACGAAATAGTTCTTGCAATCCCTGGTAGGTTCTGGCATAACTGCGTTATCGCTTCTGTCGGGTTCCACGGGGACCGAGGATCGAAGAAAGCCCGGAAGGGCCGGACAAAGGACCAAAGCCCAGCATAGGCTGTCACTGCACTGGACGTATGCACCGTAAAGCCGCTACCTGGATAATGTTTCTAGGATATGCCCGAACCATAACTTGATGTGCACCGATAGACAAGCTAGGGTCTAACATAGTGGCGCATGATGCCTACCAAAGGTTGATTGCAAAGCGCGTGCTACATGCCGCACGTTAATGACATAGGGCTGACTGCCGCCCGGTATGAAAGTGCAGAGCCAAACCTAGGGCTATAACTGGGACATGCGCAACCCGATAGATGCCAGCGTAGGCTAGGGTAGGTGGATAACCATAAGTACCAGGGATGACCGTGGAACCGGCCCTGTGGATGCGCCAGCTAGGCACCGACTATCGGGCAAAAGATACGACGCTCCTGCATAGCACAGGGCTAGTGCCTCTACAGGTATAACCGGAGACGGGAAGCCTGCACGGGAAAGCAACTAGCACAACGTGCGGCACGTTTGCTGTATGCCGGGCCAACCCGGACAGCGTAAGCTGGCAGTAAGCATGCACGCACGTTGTGCTAGCCTAGGGTGCATCACTAGTGGTGCCTCCTAGCCTAGCACAACACAGCTAGGGCTTTCACCCTGTAGGAGAGAACTATGACTAAGAAAAACATCGCGTCCTTCAAGCTCATTGAAGGCAGCAAAGCGATCGCAGAAGCTATCGACAGCATCGCTCGCCGTGGGAAGAAGCTGGATCGAGAAATCCAGATCGCGGCTCTGTCAGCCATGCAGCATCACGTCGAGCACGGAGATGTGACGCTGATCAATCGGCTCATCGTCAGCATGCCGAAGGGTAGCCGCGTGAACGCGCTTCGTGCCTTCATCGAAACGTTCGGGGCTGTCGTCTATGACAGCAAGAGCAAGAAGTTCGTGCACAGCAAGACCAAGGCATTCCGTCTGGATGACGCCATGCGTATCATGTGGACTGACTTCAAGCGCGAGCAGGAGTACAAGCCCATCGCTGATCCGGCCAAGATGGTGCACAGCCTGATCGCTCGCATGCAAACCGATATCAACAAAATGGGCAATAACAGCAAGGTCGATCCCGGCATGCTTCGGAAGCTCCGCGAATTCACGCAGACCGAGCCTGCGCACTAAAGGATACGTAAGTATCCGCAACAGTATCCGCGTGCATGCGCTTGAACCTAGCAGAGGAAAAGACATGCAAGGCCAACAAGCTATCTTTATCAGCCCTGCGACCGCAACTCGTGCAGCTAATGCTTATTGCGAGAAGCATCGCGCAGAACTTCTTAGCATCAACCCGGTTAAGCGCCGCGGGGAACTTCTCGGGTATTCCGTGAGCGTCCGCAAAGGGTACGGGGCTGATGACATCACCGAAGAAGAAGTGGAAACGCTGTGCACGTAGTACGAGTGCACAGAGAATTGCAGACCCTGAACATCGGAGAACAGGAATGACTCAGAACTGGTACGAGACTCCCGCGAGCGAACTCGGAATGACTGCGAAGCAGCTAGTGCGGCAGCGTCTGTGGAAGCTCGGCGAACTGTACATGCAGGGAGCGAACATCAAGGATACTGCGATGCTCCGGGCTTTTGCCTCGGCAGCTAACTGATACACAGGATACTCTGTATCCGCACTACAGGATACTTTGTATCCGCATTACAAGTGCAACCAGCTAAGCTGGTTGCGCCTTTGAGGCATGGTACTGCTCTACCAGAAAAGTCCGGGTGATTAAAGAGATAGGACATTCAGCAGGTTCACCATGCCTCTAACGCGCAACTAGGAAAAGGAACGCGAGATGCTTTCCGTGGCAATACCGGATGCCGACACCGCTTCTTCATCGGTAAGAAGCGGATCAGGCGTATTCAGCACTGTGTACATCCTGCCTGACGGCAATGCGTGCAAGGTGTGCGATAACGCTCTGATGGATGGGTGGGTGTTTTGGGCTATGTGGTGCATGCACAAGCATCAGCAGGGTACAGCCGAGTACTTCCATCCGGTCATTCACGGCATGCGCATTGACGTACAGAACGAGACCTGCGTCGCTGTCATGCAGCGTTTGCAGGAAGCCTCCTGCGAGTCCTGCAAGTCCTGCGAGTCTTACTCCGAGGTAAAAACACACGCAGAAAATTTCAGTGCTTCTCTCTCTGTGTTCCGGAAGTACATGCGGGATCACGGTGTTACGGTTATTGAAGACTGGGAAATGCATCACCGGGATCAATTTCATAACGTCATGCAAAATGAAACAGGTACGTGCGTTTTGACCGACCCGGTAACTGTGAAAGGCTGGACGCGCGAGGACACATCGCACGAAGAATCCGTTAATCTTCGGGCTATGCGAACCATGCTCGAAGAACTCAACCTGCACAGCCAAGTGCAAATAATCTAGGAGAACTGTCATGTACAGATGGGCAGCAAAAAACGCTCAGGACTTCATCATCATCAGCCCAGCGTTCGATGACTTCGATGAAGCGCACGATGCGTACACCGAGAACATGCAAGCTATGCAGAACGAGGACGGCACTGATCTTTCCGCGTTCAAATGGCGCGGTGTGTTCAGCCAGCGTCAAATCGAAGCTCTTGTGCAGGATCGCGACCCGCATGAGGTAGAGGGGCTCGCCGTGATCTTCTGATGCGCCTGCGCGGCTCTGAGCGCGCCGCTGAGGGCCTTCCCTGCGTTCCGGGGTGCAACCGTGCCTCGGGCTGACCCGCTTCTCAGCGGGGCTCTCCGGGCCGCTACGGCGGTCCTCTCTTTCTGCAAGACAAGGATTAGACTAAGGACGCCAAGTTCTGGTACGAAATGGATGCACGCAAGCCCTGCGGCGAAGGCAACCGCAAGCAGAAGGCTAAGCTGGAAGCGCGCCAGCGTGCTTTGACCTGGTGAAAGACACGAAGGGCATGAACCCGAAGAAAGGCTGACAAGATGAACCCTCAGAACAAGACAGAGAACTCCGATAACTCGATGCGCATGCAGGCTCCTGCCAAAGAAGCACGCCCCGTGAAGTACGAGGACCGCTGCAAATGACGCGGCCTGAACAGAACTTCATGCAGCACGACGAGCTTCTGTGCAGCGGTATCACAGGGCTGTCTATCCTTGGGTACAAGCCGTATGAAATCGTGCTGGAATTGCAGCGCGCCAAGGAACGCATGCGTCGTATCGAGCAGCAAGAGCACGAAGCTTTCGCTGCCCGAATTTGCGCATGACCAGAGTTCCTAACGAAGCTGTCTTCGTGAGCCTTGATGCCGCAGCTAAAGCGCAGCATGACTCTGGATGACTATAACAACTGGAGAGTAAAATGCCGGTAATCACAGCTTTTCCTTGCGAAACTGCGGGCGAGTTGAAAATAGAAGTGCAGGTGTTCGATTACATGCGAGTAATCAGCTATTACCCGCAGGGCATGGCGATTGCGAAAAGAGATTTCGACCCTTTGACTATTCCACCGCTTCGTTTCGATCACTTCGATGTAGCAGCAGGCAGGCTCGTTCTATCCAAGTACGATGAGCATCCTGCGGGAGTTAGTGCATGGTACGAAGCTTTTTGCACATGGGCTGAATGGAACTCTTACGTGCACGAAGCTGTCAAGGAAGGGCGCATGCAATGATTACGTACAAAAAAAGTACGTGGAAGGAACTTCCCGCTTGGGTGTTCTTGGAAATGGCAAAAGCGCGCAAGCGGCATTTTATCGACAGGTTCGAATGGGATATTCCTACGTACGTAGGAGGGCAGTACGAAATTGACCAGTTCGATGCCGAGAGCGCTATTTACGTCTGGTTCATCGATTTTCGGAACCCGCACCGTATTCTAGGAAGTTTCCGTGTTCTCCCGCACTCTGCAAGTATGACGCGGGAAATATGGCCGCAGTTCTATCCGCTTATTCATCCGGATTCCTATGAAGTAAGCAGGGCGTGCGTGCACGTTAACAGCATGTACCGAATGCAACGAGAGGATATCCAGAAAAGTATGCAACGCTGGATGCATGATTTCTCTGAGCGTAAATACGGAGCGAATATCTACGGATGCGCAGACCGCAGGACGCTGGCTTTGTGGCGAGCGTTTTACAATACGACGGCAAAAAGCATCTTGCTCGACCCGGATGGTGATCCGGACCGGAATATAGCTATCTGGCACTAAGGAAAGAAACATGCTGGAACTCACTTTTATCATGGGCGTGCCGCTAGGTTCTGCTTACTCAAATTTTATCCGGGATATCGCCGACGGTATCTCTGAGTACACAGGAGGATGCACTGTCTGCGGCGGGCTGAGGTACTGGAAACCCGATGCATGCGAAACTAAGCGTACGTACACCGCAGAAACTCAGGAAGAACAGTCCCTCAGCATAGTGCTCACTGTGAATGAAGTAGAGCGCAACCGCATAATCGGCAGGATGCGTAGCCTGATCGTGCACTACAAAAATGTGTACAACGTCCCCGTTGATTTGGTTCATGTGCAAGAAGTGCAGATCACCCGGACTACGCACTTTTCTGTCAAGCAAGAAATGAGCAAAATGAACGCTTCGCAAGTCCGTGACATCATTTCTCCGGGAACTCGTCATGCGCATGCTTAAGATGAGCTTGTTGCTCGCGATGTACGCTTGCGCTCCGCAGAATGTTCCAGCACAAGAGTACAAGTTCACCAAAAGCCCGGAGCCGTGGATTATCGGTACTGTGCAAGTGCGTAACGATATACGGCTACTGAATGACCCTGGGCTAGTCAACGGGTATTTCTGGCTGTCTGTGCAAACGCAGTACGGTACAGTAACGTTCAGGTACGACAGCACTGAGAACAATCCGGCACATCCGGGATACAACGGAGACCCATCGGATACAGTAGCTGTATGGGATAAGCCGCTTGTAGTTATCGTGCAACCAGATAACCTAGTTATCCCTGAACAGGGAACTGCTACCTTTACGCTGCGGCTGTGGCAAGGGAGCTAATCATTGGGCGCACCTTCGGGTGCTCCCTTTTAAGCAGCACGTCCTGTGCAAGAGGAGTTAAGAAGAAATTGCAGCTTGCACCTGCAAGAGTATTCATCAGCGAAAACGGCTAATCCCGCTGCCCTGTATGGAAGGGCTAGCTGTATGGCTAAAGTACTAAGACAAAATTAGCACTAACGCCAGCGTGCTGCTTAAAAGGGCGCATTCTGTGCCTTGCTAGTAGGGAGCTACCCTGCAACGTCTAATGGAGAGATTATGACTAATATCTATGACTTCTCGAATCTCGACGATCTTCCCGAAGAACTCAAGGACCGTGTTACCCGTGCAGGCGCACAAGAGCCGGATTGGGTGCAGGACCTTGAAGGCATCGTGGTGAACGCTCCGCGTCCCATCAAGCTTTCGCAAATCCTGATCGCTGCGCACCGTTCCGGCGTGGAACTTCCCACTGAGCAGACCGTGCGTAACTGGCTTAACAAGCTGGAAGAAGCAGGGCGTGTCACGAAACCGACTCGCGCAACTTACTTCGGTCCCGGCGAAGCCCCGGAAGTGCAAGAAGTTTCGGACGAATCTCTGGATCAGGCTGAAAGCGACGCGGCTGTAGAAGCAGAAGATGATCCGCTCGGTCTTGACGATATCTGATCGTCGTATCTGAGCTTTGTCCTGAGTAAGACAGCTAAACTGCTCACTTTTCATTCATAGGAGAGACTAATGCAGACTATGCAGCAGACGTTGTACATCATCAGAGGATTGCCGGGTTCTGGTAAGACTACGCTCGCGAATAAAATCGTTGAAGCGAATATCCAGCAGAATAACAACGCTATCCTCGTGGAAGCTGACCAGTTCTTCACTGTTACTACACCAAAAGGTGAAGAGTATTATTTTGATCGCAGGCTTCTCGGAGCAGCGCACGACGAATGCTTTGGACGCGCAATGCGGTACCTGTTCAACGGGTACACGGTTTGCGTGGCTAACACGTTCAGCACTCAACGCGAAATCAATCGGTATTATCAAGGTATCAAGCGTGCTGGTATCGAATGCGATTTCCGCGTTGTTAGGTGCAGGGGAGAGCACAAAAGCGTGCACGGTGTGCCTGCTAGGACAATCGAGCGCATGCAGCAGCGCTGGCAAGACTGGCCTACCGAAACTACTTTTAATGGAGAACTCAATGCTTAATTACGTCCGCGCTTTCCTGTTCATCGCGCTTGCTGCTTCAACGTACATCGTGTTTTTCTGGATCATGGTGCAAGTAAGCGAAGCCTTAGTAGGGTACGCTCTTGCTTTTATCGCAGGCTTCCTCGTAGTCTTCCTCTTTACTGTTATGATCCATTACTTCCGTAATAAGCGGGATAAGTGGGTTAACTAAAATGCATGCAGTGGCAGGAGAAAGCTAAACAGCTACCTTTCGGTGCAAAGCGAAAAATACCTCATTGCAGTACTGATGCATCCGCGTACATAAGCAACAGCCCGAAAGGTGTTCGGCTGTATTGCTTTAGGTGCGGGTGCAAAGACTTTGAGGCGCATGGCAGGCTGTCTGCTTCTGATTTGCATAGGATGCAAAAGAAGGATGCAGAGCTAATAGAGCAAAAGCCTGTCACGCAGCCTTTAACAGAAGGACCGAGAGAAGCGCATGCATGGGTACTCAAAGCAGGCATCACTCCCGAACTCGCTCAAAGCAAGTACGGCTTTACATGGCACGCTAGTACGCACAGGGTCGTAATTCCAATTATGCAGAACGAAAAATTTTTGCATGCTTGGATATCGCGCTCTATCGACGGCAGAAAGCCAAAGTACTTGGCATCCAGATCATCCGCAGGGTGTAGTTGGTATCAACTACGCAGAGCTAGAAAAAAGACTGTGGTTGTTGTGGAAGATGCATTGTCTGCCATCAAATGCCATCAAGCAGGCCAGAATAGCCTCGCTGTACTCGGGACGAGCATTAGTCAAAAGACTGCTTTCCTGCTCTCACACTGGAAGGTTATCGGATGGTTCGATGCAGACGCAGCTGGAAACGCAGGCTTTGCCAAGCTCAGAAAAGCTTTAGGCCCGTACGGTGTAGAACCTTCGCGCATTGTTTCTGATCGTGATCCGAAGATGCACACAAAAGGTGAGATAAATGAAAAGGTAAGTGAACATGGCGATTGACCTTAAAGTATTGCAAATCCTCAAGTACAGAGACCAGTATTACAAAATTATTGGTCGAGTACCAGAGGAAGCAATCGAGAGCAGTACCCGCGCGCTCTTAAAAGATTTCGGGAGATACTTCGAGAAGTTCCCTACGCATGAATGCATCGACATGCCCACGTTTGCCCCGCTGTTCAGCAGTTGGCATCCTAAGCTGTCGAAAGAAATGCGGCATGCGTACGCTGAGATACTTAAACGCAGCAGGAAAGACGTTCCAAAAGACGAACAAGATGCTATCCTGCATTCCTTGCTTGAATTGCGCCTAGCTTCTGATCTATCTGCGATTAGCCTCAGGTTTGAGGAAGGGGAAGTTCCTAACATTCATGCGGAGATAGAAAAGGTAACAACTCAATTCCGCAAAGATGCTAGGCTTAAAGGTCTAGATTATATCAGACCTGACGCGGATGAACTGCTGAATGCAGAAGTGAACGATAGCGGTCTGCATTGGCGGCTTAGTTGCATGAATACAAGTATGCGTGGTTTGCGCAGCGGCGACTTTGGTATTGTTGCCGGTAGACCTGATCGCGGCAAGACAACGTTCCTAGCATCAGAGCTAACTTACATGGCGAACCAAGTGGATCAACCTATCGTGTGGCTTAATAACGAAGGGCCGGGAGATAGGATTTATCTGCGGCTGTGGCAGGCTGCGCTAGGTATGCAGATTAGCGAGGTTATCGACCTGCACAGGCAAGGCCGCATGCTTACTGAGTACGAAGAAGCTATCAAAGGCGACCAGCATAAAATCCGTGTATTCGACATTCACGGGTACGATACGTATGCAGTTGAACGCATTGTAGATCAGCATAACCCGGCTCTAGTTGTGTACGACATGATCGACAATGTTCGTGGCTTCGGAGATAGCGCAAGAACAGACCTAGCTCTAGAGAAAATGTACGGGTGGGCTAGGGAACTCTGCGTTAAATACGGGCATGCTGGTATTGCTACAAGTCAGATCAGCGCGGACGGAGCAGGTTTGCAGTTCCCGCAAGATCACATGCTCAAGGACAGCAAAACAGGCAAGCAGGGTGCGTGCGATTTCATCTGTATGATTGGTGCTGTGGATGATCCGGGATTTGAAACCTCAAGGTTTATCGGGCTACCTAAGAACAAGCTCCGCAGAGAAGGTAATCCGGGTAATCCTAAAGCTACCGTGCATTACAAGCCGCAAATTGCTCGGTACGAAGATTTGCCCCGCGTGAACGGAGATGACGATGAGTAAATTTTCAAAGCAAGAAGCTAAGAGGTATGTCCAGACTTTTCCTGACACAGATGTTGAGGACCTAGTAAACTTTGTTGTAGAAGATCACAAGCCGCACAGGTCTAATCTTCCTCGATTTAAGCGCCGAGCTAGATTTATTCTACGGGAAGCCAAGCTAGAACTAGAAGGGCCGGAAGTACAAGGTACCATTGAAGCCCCAGAAGAACAAAGGGCTTGGGCGGAAGGGCATACTTTTGTGTTCACATCTGCTCAGGCTAACACGCACTTGAACGAGAACTTCTGGCTTTCCCTTATGGCGCTTGTTGAGGACAGGCAGGCTAGCCTGCATATTAGCAGGTTCACTTACGATAAGAGTTCGTACGGGAAAAAGAGCGTTAAGCCCGGCTCGCACAAGCAAGAGGACAATGCTGATATCTGGTTTGACAGCCGGATTGATCCGTATGTATCCGATGAGAGTACTCAGATAACGGATGATCTAGTGTGGTGCGGGGAACTTAACATTATTCCTACCCGTGCTGATCCTATTAGCGGCTTCGAGAGTTATGGTAGAGGATCGTCGGTTATTATTCCGCATGTCAAAATGCAGATGAAATCTGTGCCGACCATGAAGCACGAAGAACCCCTGTTCTGTTATTCTACAGGAACAATCACTGCTAGGAACTACATCGAGAAAGCAGCGGGGCAGAAAGCTAGCCTGCATCATGTCTACGGTGCTATTCTGGTAGAAGTCGATCGGCATGGTAATTGGTGGGCTAGGCAGATTAACGCTGATAAAGACGGCCTGATTTACGATCTAACAGACTGCTATGCACCAGATGGGCAGATATACAGAAACATTCCTGTGCAAGCAGTTACTAATGGTGATTTGCACGGGAACAAGATAGACCTCGGTGTGGCTGAGTGCATGAAAAGTGCTCTGAGCGTACTTAAACCGCGGCATCAAATGTTCCACGATACTGTTGACTTCCAGCCGCGAAATCATCATAACCGGCGAGACGCGCACTTCTTGCATCAAATGCACTGCGAAGTGTCAGATCATGTAGGAACAGAGTTCGAGTACATAGCGAACATCCTGCGTGATTATTTCGTTATGCCGGGATGCCAGCATTGGATCATTACTTCTAACCATGACCAAGCTGTAGAAAACTGGCTGCGTGATACAACGGCTTTCTTTGATCCTGTGAATATGCAGGACTGGTTGGAGATGAACCTCTACTGCGCTAAAATGCGAGAGAAGGGAAAAACTCCCAGGCCGTTCTGGACTTGGCTGCGCAAATACTTGCCGAACGGGTTTGTATGGCAGGTTGTGCACGAAGATGACAACCTGTGCATCAACGGTATCGAGTACGGTATGCACGGGCATAATGGGCCTAAGGGAGCTAAAGGAACTCCGAACAATCTTCGTGTAGTAGGTAAAGCTAACACTATGCACACGCATTCTGCAGGAATTAAAGACGGTGTGTACACTGGTGGGGTGTTTGGTAATCTGGACATGGGGTACAACCGTGGGCCGTCTGATTGGTCGCACAGCTTTATCGTTACTTACCAGAACGGTAAGCGCACTATCATTACAATCAAGGAGAACAAAGCATGGCGATGACAGCGGCTGTTGCATTGCATCTTTCCAATTACTACAGGAACGAAGCCAAAAAGCTAGAAGCAGAACACGGAACAGGAGTTCGTCCAGCTTGGGTTAGCACTGATATCCACATCGCGCTCCAACAGTCTAAATACTACGCAGCACTAGCAAAGGATTTGAAGCATGCCTGATAATGACGTATACCTGCCTTCGCACTACACTTCGTTCCCCATTGAGCCCATTACGTTCATTATGCTGAACGAGCTTCCATTTTGGCAGGGCAATATCGTCAAGTACGCTTTGCGAGCTGGAAACAAATTGTACCCCAACTGCGATGAACTGCAAAGCGCAATAAAAGACCTAGAAAAATCTAGGCGGTACGCTGAGATGCGTATTAACCAGCTTAAAGGAAAAACAGAACTATGAGTTGCATTCCTCTCGCTAAACCTTTTACTCCAGAAAAGCTAGGATTTCCTGTGATGCTGTCTCGCAAGTACGATGGAGTACCTGTTCGTATCGACATTTACCCTAATGGTACTTACGAGGTTCGCAGCAGGCAAAACAAGCCTGTTCCAAGTATCCGTAAACTAGCTAACAGTTTTGCTAGAGCAGTTTCTATTGAAGTGCCGGTGTCTTTTGTAGGAGAGCTAATTCTCAGGAACAATCACGATGCGGATTTTAAGGATGTAAGCGGGGTTGTGCGCAGGCACAAAGATCAAAGCGATGAACTTTATCTCATGCTTTTCGATTGCTCCCTAACATCAGATTATTCTACTCGCTGGAAATGGATGGCTGAACATCTCAACGGTGTGCACGAGCAAGTAAGCGTGGTGCATCAGCATAGTTGCTCAAGCTCGGATGAAATACTAGAGTACTACGAGCTTTTTATGCAATGCTATCCTAAAGCAGAGGGAATGGTTGTCCGGTCGTACAACGATCCTTGGTCTCCCGGCAAGCGAAGCTGGGGATACCAGAAGCTTCTGAAAGAACCCACTATTGACTTGCTAATTGTAGGAGTAGAGGAAGCTGTTGATAAATACGGTGAACTCAAGGGCATGGCTGGGCGCCTTATTGCTAGCTACAAAGGTAGCCACATAGGCATTGGCCCCGGTCGCATGCCGCACAAAGAGCGGATCGAACTTTGGGAGCAGTACCAGCGAGAGGCATCGCACTGCTGCTGCGGAAGCCCGGTCGATCACTACCCTGACGGGCACTCCCCAATTAGCGCAGCGGACTACTACTGCTTTCCAAACCGTATAGCACAGATTAAACACAAGGGAGACAACAGCTACGACGCGCTTCGACAGCCTACATTCCAATGCTGGCGACCAGACAAAGATGAGCCGGATGCTTGAACTCATTGTTTTCCTTGTGCTGGTATCTATAATGTGGGAGACCAGATGAAATACATGGTTCTAGACTTAGAAACCCAAACGCACAAGAGGTTCAAACGTAAAGCTAACCCGTTCCTTAACGAGAACTACATCGTTATGCGCGGGTGGAAGGTTCAGGGCGACGAGCAGAACTCCTGCGAATACTTTCATAGCGCAGAAGAAGTAACGCCTTTACATATCCCTGACGATGTAGATGTAATTGTGGCGTTCAACGCCAAGTTCGAGTTGCTGTACGAAATGCGGTTTAGTGGGACAGCATTGCATACCTTTTTCAAAAGGGGAGGCAGAATTTTTTGCTGCCAATACGCGGAGTACTTATTGAACGCGCAAGAGCAGAAGTTCCACATGAACAGCCTAGATCAAATTGCGCCTTTGTACGGAGGCAGAGTAAAGATCGACGGCATCAAAGCTCTTTGGGAAGAAGGCATCCAAACTAGCGAGATAGATCGCGACCTGCTTACTGATTATCTCATTGGTACAGAAGAAGAAAGCAGGAATAGCGGAGATATCGGAAACACCGAGCTAGTTTACCTAGGGCAGCTTAAGGCTGCTAAAGAGCTAGGTATGCTAGAGGCTATTAAGCTTCGCATGGATGGTCTTTGCGCTATCGCAGATATGGAGTACAACGGGCTTAAGATTGACGTAGACCGAGCTAGGGCGGATCTTAAGGAACGCCTAGAAGAGCAAAAAGTTGCTAACGCAGAGCTAGCACAGTACACTGATGATCTTCCAGAGGGACTCACCTTTAATTGGAACAGCCCTGTGCACAAGTCAGCTATTATTTACGGTGGCACTGTTAAATACCAAAGACAGACAACGTACATAGACGAAAGCACCGGCGAACTAGCTCGTAAGAAAGAAGTAGAACGCTGGCCGGTGTTCGATGGTAAACCTGTAGACCCACGAACTTTGCTTAAACGCATAGAAACCGAAGACGGTGGGGAAGATGAGTTTACCCTGTACCCCGGTCAGGACACGTACAAATCTGGTAAGAAAATCGGCGAGGGCAAGTTCAAGAACGTGCAGGTGCCGGGTGAACTAAAGGTCAAATACCAAGATTTCTTTTATGAGTTCCCCGGTTACGTTGTTCCTGATGACGATTGGAAATCCTCTCTTACCGATGGTAAAGGCGGCCCTGTTTACAGCACTAGCAGCGATACTATTGATCGCGTTATTAAACGCGGCTCGAACATTCCGTTCATCAAGGCTCTTGGAGAAGCTAACAGGCTATCTAAAGAGATAGGAACGTACTATTACACCGTCGATCCCAAGACAGGCGATAAAAAGGGCATGCTTACTTGCGTGCAACCTTGGGATCACACTGTGCATCACAAGTTAAACCCTGTGAACACAGTTACTAGCAGGTTGTCATCCTCTGACCCTAACTTGCAGAACCTTACTCGTGCTGACTTTGATGCTAGCACAGGTAAGTACAAAAGTACCATCAAGGCTATGTTCGTTAGCAGGTTCGATACAGATGGTAACATGGTCGAGATAGACTACAGCCAGCTAGAGGTTGTTATCCAAGGTTTCCTAACAGGTGATAAGAACCTGATCCGAGACCTGAATAACAAGGTGGATTTTCATTGCAAACGAGTTGCCTTGAAAAACGGCGTCAGCTACGAGTTCGCACTAGATGCATGCAAAAACGAGGAGCACCCGGAGTTCGCTAAGTGGAAGAAAGAGCGCACTAAGTGCAAAATCTTTAGCTTCCAAAGAGCTTACGGTGCAGGCGCAGGGCTCATTGCTGATGAAACTGGTATGGATATTGAGGAAGTCAAAGAGCTTATTGAAGTAGAAGAAAAAGAATATTCCGGTATTCCAGCGTTCAACGCCGAGGTAGAGCAAGAGGTAAAGCGCACAGCAGAACCTTTCCAAGATGGAGAAAGAGGATGGAGAACATTCCGCCGTGGTACGTACCAAGTTCCTACAGGTACGATGTACAGTTTCCGATCTTACGATGCCCCGGACTATCTACAACGCAAGGGCATCAAGGAAACTTTCAGTCCTACCGAAATGAAGAACTACCCCGTTCAAGGTACAGGAGGGGAGTTCGTGCAGATGGTATGCGGAAAACTCTGGAGATGGTTTGTTAAACGAGACTTCTTCGACGGGCAAGCGTACCTAGTTAACACTGTGCATGACTGCGTATGGGCAGACACGCACAAGGACGTAACGGACGAAGTAACTGCGGGTATGATGCGCATCATGCAAGCTATTCCGCACTTCTTAAAAAAGCACTACGGCATCGAATGTCCTGTTCAATTCCCTGTTGATGCAGAGGTAGGACCGAACATGCTTGACTTGCATCATTGGACACCACAATGAAACACAGGAGAGACACATGACTTCACTTATTGAACAAATTCAGGAAGCAAAGAACAAGCTTGCTGACCAGACAGAAGAAAAAGCTGAGTACAGCTATGAACCTCCCGCGGCTGGACCGTGCGTTGCTCGTCTAGTTTCGTACGTTGAAATCGGCAAGCATCCTCAGCGTCCTTATCAGGGCAAAGAAAAGCCGCCTGCGCACGAGGCTATCGTTGAGTTCGAGCTTCTTGGCAAGAAGCACCGCAAGGAAATTGAAGTGGACGGCGAAAAGAAAGTTGTTCACCCGATCATCCGCGAGCGTATCACTATCAAACAAGGTGCTCGTGCTGGCTTCTTTAAGCTGCTTAAAGCTATGGACTACGGACGCGGTAACACGCACATGGCTTTTATGCTCGGAGAAGGGTTCATCCTTAAGGTCGTGCATAACGAGGTAGAAAAAGATGGACAGAAGCGCGTGTACGCTAACATCAAGGATGAAAGCGGTAACTGGCTTGTGCAAGCTCCGGTGCGCGTGGACGAGGAAGGCGAAGCGCAACCTCTGAACGTTCCGGAACCTACCGTTAATCTTCGATTGCTTCTGCAAGCATCCCCCACTGTTGAACAGTGGGATAGCATCTTTATCCCCGGTACAGTTACCCGTAAAGAGAACGGGCAGGAAATTGAGGTCAGCAAGAACTGGCTGCAAAATCTGTGCAAAGAAGCACTGGACTACGAAGGCAGCGCATTGCATCAGGTTGTCGTGCAGCGCGAGGGCGATCTGCCTGACCCGCGCGGAGAGCCTCAGAGCGGCTCTGAGAGCGCCGAACTGTCCGAGGGGTCCGAGGATACCGGAGAGAGCGAGAAGGCTCTGAGCGGCGAGCACAGCGGCTCTCCGGGCGGCTCTGACGATGATGACCCGCTGGCGGACCTCGGGCTTGACTGAGGCACTGGCAGGGTTCGGGATTGACGCGGCGGTAGTCGCGTCTCTCCCTGATCAGCGGAGCCCCTCTTACCCTAAAACTGTCCCCGGAAGAATTGCGTGCATTGACGCGGACTTTATTGCGTATCAAGTATCTGCTGAGACAAAAGCAGAGCTAGACCCTGATGATCCTACCCCTCGTAGGAATATTCAAGAGATGAAGTCCGGAGCAGTGAGTGCCTTGGAATACATACGCAAAATGGCTGGTGCTGAATACGCGCATGCGCATGTAACCTCTTGCCAAGACAAAGGCAAGCGCGACCAGATTGCTATCCTGAAAGAGTACCAAGCTAGCAGGAAGAACAGAGATAACAAGCCAGAGGCTCTTGATCTTATCAGGCATTATATCGGTGAGCTTTCTACGCCAGATATTCAAGGCGTGAACTCTACTGAGCAAGAAGCCGACGATGCTATGACGCAAACTCTGTACAGGGACTTCGATAACTGTATTATGTGCAGCGCTGACAAAGACCTATTGATGGTTCCCGGTTGGCGTATGAACATGCGTACTTACGAGGTTACTAAGCAAGAAGATCATTTCGGGTACATCGAGATGAAAACTTCTGGCAAGACCAAAAAGCTCGAAGGTCGCGGTACTAAATTCTTTTGGGCTCAAATGCTCATGGGAGACCCTGCTGATAATGTTAGCGGAGTTCCTAAATGCCCCGCTTCTGTGCATGCAGGAAAGTCTGCTAAACTATGCGGACCCGCGCTTGCTTATCAGGTAATTGCTCCTGCCAAGAACGACAAAGAAGCATTCGAGATAGTCCGTGACGCTTACAAGAAGCTCAGCACTGAGCACAAATGGCAGTACACGCATTGGTGTACAGGGGAAGTTGTAACGTGGAGCAAAGCTATGTTCAGTGAGATGCAGCTTTTGTGGATGCGTAGAAACCCTGACCCCATGGACGTGCTGCATTGGACGAAAGAGGTTATACAATGAAAGTTCGACTAGTATCTTACACGCAGCCTGCACCGGGATCGACTAGCAGTGGCCCAGAAGACCTAGTAGCTTACTGCGCTAGAGTTTCTTCAAGTAGGCCGGAGGCTAGTTGGGCAGATAACTACGGCCCGCTGCTTAAATACTTGAAAAAACATTCGCATTGGTCTCCGTTCGAGATGGTAGATGCAACTGTTGACATTACTGCACCTAGAGATATTACTAGGCAAATGCTGAGGCATCGCTCGTTTTCTTTCCAAGAGTTCAGCCAGCGTTATTCCGACAGGGTAGAAATGCGCGGTAGGATGTACCGAGAGCAAGATGTATCAAACAGGCAGAACTCTACAGATACTTTCAGCGCTGAAGAACAAGATCAAATTAAAGTGCTCGAACGAGAAGCAAAACAAGCTTGCGAAGATGCGTACCTGAAAATGCGTATGCACGGGGTTGCAAAAGAGTGCGCTAGAGTTGTTCTCCCCGAGGGCCTCACTGAAAGCAGGTTGTTTATGAAAGGTAGCCTGCGCTCGTGGATACACTACCTTGATTTGCGATCAGGTAATGGTACCCAAAAAGAGCACGTTCAGGTTGCGGAGCAAATTGCAGAAGTACTGCTTCCAGTGTTTCCTACTATTCTAAGAAAGGAAGAAAAATGCAAGACCCTATGGAGCAAGTTCAGGAACTCAGCACGGAAGAAGTTCGGGCTGTAAGAGACGCTGTAGCGGAGCACCTGCAATACGTGCGACAAAATCCGCAGACAGTTCTTGATGTATTAGAGGCTTGTGAAGCAGAGCTTGAAATTGAGCTGGACTTCTGGAACTCGGCCCTAGATTACAAAGAAAATGCACAGGAAACTTAAGGTCAGCGAAGTTCCGCACGCTCGGACGGTGCTTCTGCGTAAACAGCAGAACACCTGTCCTCTTTGCGGTGGCAAAATGGGGCCTAAAGATAAACAGCCAACCCTAGATCATTGTCACCGCAGGGGTTTTGTACGAGATGTGCTTTGCAGGCATTGCAACGGAATGGAAGGTAAAGTGTGGAACATAGCAAGACGCGCTATGAAAGACCACGAGGTTGAATGGCTGCTTAATCTAGCCGAGTATTGGAAACGGCATAGCGTGCCGCAGCATGGTGGCGTGCTGCATCCTTCGCATAAAACCGAGGCAGAGAAGCGTCTGGCGAGGAACAAGAAAGCTCAAGCAGGGAGAAAGAATGCTCGATCCTCAAGTAAGTGACCAAAAGAAATGGGAACAGAGTATGACTGCGCTAGGCGTGAGCCGATACAGGGCGCAACAGGATGACGCTATACAAGGAAAGCGGTTCACAGATACTTCTGCTGGTTCCCGGCTCATCAAAGTTTATCTAGATGCTGTGTCCGAGCAGATAGCTCATGATGTGCATAACCTAGCAGCTTCCGCTAGGAAACGCAGGATGTACACCCGGCTGCTGAAAGGCGTTGATTACGACAAGCTAGCTATGTTCACGCTGCATCGTATTATCGAAGTAGTGTACAAGCCAGCTACGCTTACCCGTGTAGCAGCTAACATCGGGGTAATGGTAGAGGACGAACTCAGGTTCAGCAAGTTCGAGATAGAAACCCCGGAGTATTTTAACGCTGTTATTCGTGACCTTGATGCTCGATCTAGTACTAGCTATACGCATAGGCACAAAGTTCTAGTGCACAGGATGAATGACAAGTTGATTACTTGGAACAGCTGGACGAATGAAGTGCATGTAGAAGTTGGTCTACTGCTTATTAGCGCAGCAGAGAAAGCTAGCGATCTTGTCAAGCGGACTAACAAAGGCAATCAGGTACACGTAGGTCCTTCTGATGAAGTGGTGCAATGGATCAGAGAGCACGATGAAAGCATTGAGCTTATGCTGCCTGATCGAATGCCTTGTATTATTCGCCCTGTTGAATGGACTGCATGGAAAACTGGTGGGTTTTATACTAATAAGCTTAGAAGGCTTACCCCGCTGGTCAAAACTAAGAGCGGGCAACAGCGCGATGCACAGATGCCTTTGCTGGACAACGCAATTATGCCTACAGTGTACGACAGCGTTAATTGCATGCAGAACACTAGCTGGCGCATTAACACCGGAGTTCTTGAAATAGTCCAATACATCTGGGACAATGCTCTTGAGATTGGTATGCCACGGTCCCAGCCTTACGAAATTCCTGATGCACCAATTCCACAAGATAAGCGCCCGGTCGATCTAGTAGGCGAAGCTAGAGAGAAATTTGACGCTTGGAAAAACGAGGCTCGCATTCTGCATAACCTGGAGGCTGCCCGAAAGGCTTCGCTAATGTCAGTCGTCAGGGCTATGCGTATGGCTGCACGATTAAAGCCGTACAACTTGCTCTGGATGGTTTACCAGCTTGATTTCCGTGGCCGAGCGTACTGCACTACAAGTGGCGTTAGCCCGCAGGGTAGCGATGTATCTAAGGCGCTGCTTAAGTTCGGGGAGTCTAGGGAACTAGGTAAACAGGGGTGGGCTTGGTTCAGGGTGCACGGTGCGAACAAATACGGGTACGACAAAGTATCTTACGAAGATCGTATCAGATGGGTGAACGAAAATAAAGAGAGCTTTATTCAAGCTGGGCTTGATCCTATCGGGCATTCGAATGTATGGAAAGACGCCGATAAACCGTTTCAGTTCCTAGCTTGGTGCATGGAGTACTCGAAGGCTGCTAGAATGCGGAACCCTAACGAGTACAAGTCCGCTCTTCCTATCGCTATGGACGGGTCATGCAATGGGTTGCAGCATTTCTCAGCTATGCTTCGTGATTCTGTTGGTGCCAAATCTGTTAATCTAATTCCCAGCGATAAACCAGCAGATATTTATCAGGACGTAGCAAATGTAGCTACTCAACACCTAGATGAAATACTTACTGATCCTTCGCATGAAGAATACACTCTGGCAGCTAATTGGAAGGGACTGTTCAATAAACTGTCCGAAGGTAAGATGACTAGGAAGCTAACTAAGAAACCTGTCATGACTATGCCTTACGGATCAACCTTGCAGACTTGCACGCAGTCAGTGCACGAATGGTATATTAACCAGAAGATAGATCACTTCCCTGCTAACACAGCTTTCAAGCACAGCGTGTTCCTAGCTAAACTCATCTGGGGTAGTATTAGCGAAGTAGTAATTGCTGCTCGCGCTGCTATGAAGTGGATGCAAAGGTCCGCTAGGTATCTGGCTAAAGAAGGCCAGCCCATTGTGTACTACAACCCTATCGGTTTTCCCCTCGTACAATTTTCTTCGCTGTACTCTAAGAAGCGAATTGAGGCGCAGATTGGCGGCAGGGTTCAACTACAGATAAAGAAAGAAGAGCCCGGAATAGACATTTACAAAGCTGCAAGCGGCTCTAGCCCTAACTTGGTGCACAGCATCGACTCCTCGCATATGCACATGGTTGTACAAGAAGGGGCTAGGCAGGGTATCACGCACTTTGCAATGATACATGACGATTTCGGTGTGCACGCATGCGAAATTCCTAAGCTCCAAAAGATCATCAGGGACAAATTCGTAGAGTTGCACAGTACGTGCATCCTAGAGGATTTCAAGAATCAGGTGGAAGACAGCACTGATCTTGAACTTCCTGAACTACCGCCTTGCGGTGATCTAGACCTAGAGCAAATCAAACGCAGCAAATTCTTCTTTGGATAAGGATACACAATGACCGGACCTATTACTGATATCGCTAAGTGGGCAGACGAGGATAAGCACAGGCAAATCGGAGAGACTTTCGATGATAAGTGCTACCGCATCGCTTACGCACTCTCTGACGATGAAAGGCATTTCGATAAATGCTACGACATTCTTTCTAGCCAGCGGTTCCTCCCCGCTGGCCGGGTTCAATCCGGAGTAGGAGGAACTAGGGAAGTAACCGCTTTTAACTGCTACGTTATGCGCAAGGTGCCCGACGATTTTCTTGGTATTATGCAAGTAGCAACTGAGGCAGGACAGACTATGCGCATGGGTGGCGGCGTAGGATACGACTTCTCAGACATTCGACCCAGGGGGGATATGATTAAGACACTGCAATCGCATGCATCAGGTCCTGTATCCTTCATGCAAATTATGAACGCAGTGTGCGGGACTATCTCTAGTGCAGGGCATAGGCGGGGTGCTCAAATGGCCACGCTTCGTGTGGATCACCCGGACATCGAAGAGTTTATCACTGCTAAAAATAATTCCGATAAACTCACGAACTTCAATATGTCCGTTCTCGTTACTGACGAGTTCATGCGAGCAGTAAAAGAAGATAGGGAGTTCTTTCTGCAATTTCGTAATAGGCTGTACCGCAGTGTCAATGCTCGTGCTCTTTGGGATAAGATCATGCACAGCACTTGGGACTGGGCAGAACCGGGAGTTATCTTTATCGACAGGATCAACCAGATGAACAATCTTTGGTACTGTGAAGATATCTCAGCTACTAATCCATGCGGGGAGCAACCTTTGCCTGCGTACGGAGCATGCCTTCTTGGATCATTTAATCTGACTAAGTACGTAGATTTTGCAAAAGGCGTTCCTTTCTTTGCGTGGAATATATTTTTCGAAGACATTCCTGAAGTAGTCCGTATGATGGATAATGTCATTGACGAAACAATGTACCCGCTGGAAGAACAAGATATCGAAGCTAAGAGCAAGCGCAGGATGGGTCTAGGTATTACCGGGCTAGCAAATGTCCTAGAAATACTTGGTATGCGGTACGGCTCTGAGGAAGCTAATCATTTTCTCATCGTTCTAATGAAGTACCTAGCTAATGCAGCTTACAAAGCTTCTGCTAATCTGGCAGAAGAAAAAGGTTCTTTCCCGTTGTACGACGAAACTAAGTATCTCGCCAGCGAGTACATCCAACGGCTTTCTGATAGTACCGTAGAAATCATTCGTGAGAAAGGAATTAGGAACTCGCACCTTATTTCTATTGCACCTACAGGTACAATCAGTCTTGGAGCAGACAACGTATCCTCCGGTATCGAGCCGGTGTTCTCGCATGATGTAGACCGCACTGTCATTACTAAAGAAGGACCGGAGGTCATGAGAGCACGAGACTATGCTCTTATGAAATGGGGAGTGCACTGTATCACCGCAGATAAGATTACTGCGCAAGAACACGTAGATGTGCTAGCTGCTGCACAGTACTACTGCGATAGCAGTGTAAGCAAGACTTGCAACATCGGAGATAATGTTACCTTCGAGGACTTCAAAGACGTTTATATGCAAGCTTATGACCGGGGTGCTAAAGGTTGTACAACGTTCCGTGCTGCTGGTAAACGCTTTGGTATTTTGAACGCAGTTCAGGATGAAGAAGGTACAGCATGCTATGTTGACCCGGAGAGTGGTAACAGGACTTGCGAATAAGATAATTCTTAAGGCTTCCTCACAAATAGACAGGAAGGTGTTTCTCTCCCACCTTCCTGTCGCCTCCCCTCATAAATAGATATAGGATTATACCTGTATTATCAGATAAAGGTTAATACCTCTATCTGTCTGTATATATATATATACTATATAAACCCTGTGAATATAATAGGGTAATACTATAATATAATATATTAGTATAATACTAGGGTAATACTATAATATAATATACTAGGGTATATACTAGTAGGAGATAGTATGACAGATATAGCATCTATAAGTGGAAAAGCAGTTATTAACAGACAGGTACTTATTAGAGTTCTAAGTATGCTAACTCCTAGGGATTTAACTAGAGATAGTAACCTGTTTGATGTAGGGTATGAAAGAGCTAAGTCAGACTTACTCAAAGTTCTATCAGAAACTATGGGTAAAGATTTTAGTACTAGTAATGCTCAGAAGCTTATTCACGAACTAAGAAAGGATGCAGGAGCATGACAGTCCGGAACTGTGATTACGATGATCTAGAGTTCCTAGTAGATAAAGCTATGGAGTTCAACCGAGCTTACTACGACGTTCCTCTTAATCCGGATAAACTAGTAGATTACTTAGTGCATCTTCTAGATAGTCCCTACGGTGTAGTACTCCGGACTGAGCATGGAGGTATCACAGGTATCATAGTCCAAGACCCTCTTAGGGATTGGTGGGCTCTAGTTGAAACAGCTTGGTTTAGTACAGGAAAAGATGGACTAGCCCTTCTCCCGGCTTTTGAAGAGCGGGGATACGAGGAAGGCGTTGATGAAATTAGGATGAGCACTCTATGGACTAACCCTGTGGTTGATAAACTGCTAGAAAGAAAAGGGTATCAGAAAGTAGAGGCCAGCTACAGAAAATTGGTAGGACAATAATGGCAGCTTTAACAACCATTGCTTTAGTTGGGGCTGCTGCTGTAGGCGCAGCCGCCACAGTTCACTCAGTTAATCAACAAAGAAAAGCTGCTAAAAAGCAGGCTGCTCAGATTAAGAAGTCACGAGAGCAACAAATTACAGAGGCAAAAGAACGAGCTAAGGTAGACGCGGCACGGGACGAAACTGGCGCGGTTATCCAGCTAGGCCGGGATCGGGCATCCCGAGCAGCTACAGGGACCGCAGCAGGCGCAGGCGCAGGTACTAACAGGCAAGGCTCCGTGTCAGCTAGGGTCGGCGGTGTAGCTCCGCAGCAATCAGCGGGTATGCCTAGAAGGCAAGCGAGTGCAGGGCTATGATTGATGATTATCAAACCCTCAGCGGATACTGGCAAGAGCTAGATGGCCGCAAAGGTGATCTGCATGACAGGTGCGAACAGTACGCTAGGTGGACAGTACCATCTTTGTATCCGAACCTGACTGTAAGTAAATCAGATCACCCGGAAGAAAGCGAAAAGGGTAACGTAGCTATTGGTGCTCGACTTGTTAATCACTTGTCTCACCGGATTGTAGACACTATGTTCCCGAACGATAAACCTTTCTTCGCTGTTACGCTAACCCCGGAAGCACAGCAGCAATTCGAGCAGACAGCTACGGAAGAAGAAAAGCAAGTTCTCGATCAAGGGTTAGTGGCTGCTGAAAATGCAGCTATGCGAAACTTCAAGCTAACTGCTTATCGGCCTATTGCTGTGCAAGCAGTGTCCTTGATGATCGTCACAGGCAATGCCCTGATTTATCGTATGCCCGATGACAACCGCGTTGTGTACTCTATTCGAGACTACTGCGTTGTACGAGAAATCAGCGGCAATCTAAAAGAGGTAATCCTTCGAGATAGCAAGCTATTCGGCTCTCTTACAGAAGAACTGCAAGAGCAAGTCAAAGCGAACAGCCTGAGCAAAGGCGCAGATTTCAAGGATGACACTCCTGTCGAACTGTTCACGTACTACTACTGGGATTCCGGAAAATGGTACATGCGACAGGCTGTGGACGATATCGAACTTATCGAAGCCCGCACTAGTTACCGCGAGGATGATTTCCCCTGCCTTGTTCTTACATGGAATTTGGGACGCGGCGATCATTACGGTAGAGGTCTCGTAGAAGATTACGCTGTTAGCTTCCATAACGTAGATGTTATGACAGAAGCTATGATCGACATGATCGGGATTGCGGCAGATATCAAGTTCCTAGTGAACGATGCTAGCAGCTTCGATGTAGAGGCTTGGAATAACGCTAAGCGCGGAGAGTACGTTCCCGGTAAGGAAGGGGACATTACTGTTCCGCAGTATCAATTCGCCACTGATCTACAGATCATCGCGGAGAGCGTGGCTAAGCTAGAACGAGAACTCGCGCAAGCTTTCTTGCTGTCTAGCGCAGGAGTGCGGGATGCTGAAAGAGTTACAGCAGAAGAAATCCGGTTCTTTGCTAGAGAGATCGAGGCGGCATTCGGAGGACTGTACAGCAGGCTAGCACTTGATTGGCAACGCAGAGAAGCTGAATACCAGCTAGCACAGATTAACTTCCAACAGTACCTCAGCGGAGGTAGGCAAGCTTTTGAAACCATTGTTACTACTGGTTTAGAAAGTCTGAGCCGGGAAGGCAAGCTGGACAACTTGCGGATGGCAGTAGCAGATTTGCAGATGCTAGATGCTGTGCCAGAAGATTTGCGCGCAGCAATCAATCCGCTTAAATTCGCGCAGTTCATCTTTACGAACCGCGGTGTTGACGGGCAAGCGTTCCTGTTCACACCGGAAGAAATGCAGCAACAGCAACAGGCGGCTATGGAACAGCAAGAACGCCTGATGGAAAAGCAAGGTGAGGTACAGGTTGCCTCTAAGGCAGCTAGCGGAACCTAGGAGAGACTATGACTGAGGAAACAGAAGAAAATCAAACTGACGAAAACGTTGGTAAAGAAGGCGAGAGCCAAGGTACTCCACCGCCTTCTAATGCAGAACGGGCGAAAGCAGCCGAAGCTGAAAAAGCTAAGGTGAAAACCGAAGATACCGAAGACACCGAAGAGGCCACCGAAGAATCCCCCGAGGAAGAACAGGAGGAAAAAGATGAACCCCTTGACACTTCTGTATGGGGAGATACTGGCGACGAGATTGCAAATTCGGTTCTGCAAACTCTTCAGAACTCTGGTGTTAGCACTAGTGATGCTAAAGCTCTCCTATGGGACGCAGTTGAAGCCGGGGACCCCTCTAAAGTAGATCGCGATGCTCTGGTCGAAAAAGTTGGCAAAGCTAAGGCTTCGCTTATTATGGCCGGAGTGGAGAACGTCACTGCACGTAATAACGCTCGTGTGCAAGAAGTTCTAGGCATCGCGCATGAAGCTGCTGGCGGGGAAACTAACTGGGCCAAGGTACGAGACTGGGCGCAGAAGAATGTATCCGCAGAGGATATGAACGAATACCGAGAGATGCTTGATGCAGGAGGCAGGAAAGCGAAATACGCTGCTGCTCAACTCGTGCAAGAGTACAACGCATCTCCAAATAACACCGCCTTGAATGCTGGCAAAAATCAGATGAAGGGCGATGCAACTAAGGGTGCTCCTAAAGTTGAGCCTATGACACGCAGGCAATACGGGGACGCTCTTATGAAACTAGAACGCCGGGGTGCGAGCGCGCAGGAATTTGCTGCTCTAAAAGCACGCCGTAATGCAGGTATTAAGCAGGGCATCTAAAATAGCCCGAGGATTTTACAGGAGATAAAATATGAGTACTGAATCTGCTCTCCCGCAGAATAACACGCATCTGTCGGACTTCGACCGCGCAGATATGATCGAGCAGTACGCCGGTGTGGTGGACGCTCAGATCGCTAAGAAAAGCATGATGCGGCAATTTGTGCCCATGCATTCTATTCGAGGCACGGATACTAAGACTGTTCGCCGCATGGGCGACACTGTTCTGAAAGGTATTACCGATACCGAAGCAGGGCAGGAAATGTCCGCTGACCCGCGTAACTTCGACCGGGCGCAAGTCACTGTTGACACGATTATCCTCGCCCGCGATGTTCGTGCTCTGCTGAACGAGTTCCAGACTGACTTTTCGGCTCGTGCAGAAATCGGCAAAGACCACGGCAAGGAAATCGGCAAGTTCTTCGACGCTGCTATGCTCAGCATGGGCATCAAGGCTGCTCTTTCTAACGTGACTGCCGGTGCAGCCGACTCTGCTATTAAAGGCAATCAAGGCCGCGACCTCGGCGATGCGTTCAAATCTGGTAAGCACGTTGAACTTGCTGCTGGTGGCGATGAAGCGGACCCGGACAAGTACTACACTGCTCTGGAAAGCGTCATTGTCGAGATGCAAGAGAATGACGTGGATACTGATGAAATGGCGCTGTGGGTTCGTCCTACGCAAGCTGCGGTGCTCATGAACAACGACAAACTTGTTAACCGCGAGTTCAGCAGGGATAATGGGGACTTCGCTGACGGCACTATCAAAACCGTTATGGGTGTTCCGATCATGCCTACTGCTCGTCTGGCTGACCCGAACATCGACCTCAGCATTCTGTCCGACGGCAGCGAGTACGTTCTCTCGGGTATCGAGACTTCGTGCATCGGTCTTATCATGCACCCGAACTCGGTCCTGGGCGCTGAGACTATTCCGCTCACTAGTAACGTGTTCTACAGCGATCTGCGGCTTTCGTGGTACATCGACAGCTACCTCGCCTTTGGTGCAGCGCCTCGTCGGCCTGACCAAACTGGTGCGGTGTTTACGTTCGATAACTCGAATAACCCGTAATCTATTTATCACCGGCCCTCGCCTTTTGGCGGGGGCTTTTTTTTTTGTTTCCTAATGCCCAGCCGGGTATCAGCAAGCAAAAAGGAAACTAGCAATGTACACAAGACTAGATATCGTGAATGAAATGATAGGAGCAACTGGTGCTAGGCTCCTTACTGCTGAACAAACTAGGCACCCGCTGTACCAGAAAGCTAGCAAAATTCTGGACCGCGTTATTAAATCAGTCCTTTCTTATGGGCTTTATTTCAACACAGAGGTACGGGATATTACGCCGCAATCTGACGGCACTGTCATTGTACCACAAGGCTGCATCAAAGCTGATCCAGTAGACAGGGTGCATGACCTCGTACTAAGAGACCAAAAGCTGTACGACCGTACAACTGGCGAGTTCTTCATCGCGCATAAACCTATCAAGCTCCGGATGTACTTCAAGCTCGATATACAGGATATTCCTCTAGAAGCACAAGAGTACATCAGGACTAAATGCGTGCATGATTTCTATGTGAACGAAGATGGCTCGGGTCCTAAAGTACAGGTGTACAAAGAAGAACAGCGAGTAGCTTGGTCTAACCTGCACCGAGAGCACATCAGGAACAGGCAGACGAACGCTAGGGACAATCCGTCGAACACTATCAACAGACTCCGTAAAGGAGTTGGGTTCGGCAGATACCGCAACACAGTCGGGGGTAGGATAGAGTAATGGCACTTAGTTCAGGTTCTCTAGGATCACTTCTTCAAGGTGTAAGCCAGCAGCCAGCTAGGGTTAGACTTAAGGGTCAAGTATCCGAACAGATCAATATGATATCTGATGTTAGCAAAGGTCTGAGCACTAGGCCAGCTACAGATAACGGTAGCACCCTTGACCGCGCTGATGCGCAGCATAAATTTCAGAACATCAAATTCCGTGGGCAAGATTATATCATCGGGTACAAGAACGGTGACATCCAGATTTGGACCCTAGAAGGTGTTAGACAGAACATTCAGTACCGGAACTCTGGTAGTCCGTCGTACATCAGTAATGACATGGTTTTTCATTCCGTGGAGGACCGTATCATTGCTCTTAACAGAAACAAGGTAGTACGCAAGAGTACCGCCGTTGATGGCAGGGATTGGTACGTTGGTCTGTTCAACGCCCTTGGTGGGCAATTCCTTAAGACTTACGCTGTTACAGTAACGTTCAGCGACGGCAGTGTCATTAGCGCAGATTACACAGCGCCGGATGGTACTAGCTCAGGAGACGCTGCGCAAGTAGCCTCTGATTTTATTGTCAGCGAACTAGTATCAGGGCTGCTGTCTGATCCTAACTTGCCTCCGGGTACACAGATTAGTAGGGCATTCGACGTGGGCAGGGTTTATCACCCTACGCTAAAGATAGACATCGGCGTTGCTGACGGCGCTGGTGGTACAATCCTTCGAGCTACTTCTGACAGCGTGAGGGACGTGGAAGATTTACCTAGGTTTGCGCCGAACGGTACAATCGTGCAAGTTGTGTCCAGTGATGCAGACGAGGATAACTACTGGCTAAAATTCGATGCTAAACGAGTTATTCCTGAAAACGGGAGCGCAGGGTTCGGGTCAGAAGGTATCTGGCGAGAATGGTACAATCCAGAAGAAGAACGAGAGTTCAACCTGAGTACCATGCCGCATACACTGGTTTACGAAAACGGTACGTTCTATCTGGAACAGGGGCCGTGGAACGGCAGATCAGTAGGCGATAAAAACAGCGCACCATTTCCTAGCATCATTGACAAGAAGCTCAGAGACGTGGCTGGATTTGAAAGCAGGATTGCTTTGCTATCCCAAGACACTGTTGTTATGTCTCGTACTAATGTTCCGTTTGATCTGTGGCGAGAAAGCGCAACAGTAGTTTCAGCTACAGACCCTATTGACATTACAAGCACCAAGAAAGACGAGCTAGCTCTTGATTGGTTCGTTCCATTCGACAGAGACTTGTTCGTGGTGTCTGACCCCGGTAACAGCCAATTCGTAATTCGTGGTGGACTAGGGGTAACTCCTGAAAACATTGGTATGGTGCTTACTACAGAGTTCGAGATTTCTTCTGGTGGCACCCCGCCTATCAGTACTGGACGCAGCATCCTGTTCGCGTTCAATACAGGCAAATTCAGTGGCATCAAAGAGTTTTACACTGACAGCGACAACGCTGTGCAAGCAGCTAACTCCCTTACTGAAACCCAAGACAGGTACATTGTAGGGCAAGTAATAGGCTCGGATATCAGCCAAAGCTTTAGTCTAGCTGTGTTCCGCACTGATGCATCCCCGAAGTTTCTGTACGTGTACAAATACCTGTGGGATGGAAGAGAGCTTCTTCAATCATCTTGGAGCAAGTGGGAGTTCAAAGATAACATCCGGCATGCGTTCTTTGATGATAACACAATGTACTTGGTTAGTATCGACCTAGACAACGACGTGTTTATTCATAGCATGGACTTGAATAGGCCAGAAGGGGAGTACGGTTATCATGAAATGCTGGATCGCAGAGTTACTCGTACAGTGGATCAGAATGAAATCGAGCTACCTTATGATAACGCTAAATTTCTTCAAGGTGCCGGCTGTCCTAATCCGGGTCTAGAAACTAGGCCAGTGTTTGAAATCAAAGTGAACGCACTCCGTACTAAGTACATATTCGAGCAGGACGTTATTCCTAACGGGGCTACTGTAATCTGCGGGCAAGAAATTCCTTGGCTGCTTGATCCTACAGAAGTGTACGGAGTAGACTACCAGCAGCGTGTAGATACTAGTCAGAAGATTACAATTCAGGATTACATTGTACACGTTGAAAACAGCGGTGAGTTCAAGGCTATTGGATTTAGCCCGTACAGCGATCCTTGGGAATACAGTGCTTACGTTTTTCCTTTAGATAACGAACCTCTCGATCCTGATAGGTTAATTGTTCAAACAGGCGAGTTCTACATTCCTTGGGGAGAACGAGCAGACTGGTCTACATTAAGGCTGGCTGGAAATGACATTAGGCCAGTTACTATTCTAGAACTAGAGTGGGTTGGCCAAATTCTTAGAACAAAGGGGCGTAGAGCATGAGCAATCCTCTAATGCTAGCTCAAATGGGAATGTCCCTTACTTCTGCATGGGGTCAGTTCCAGACAGCCAGCATTCAAGCTGATCTACAAGAAAAACTGCAAGAGTATCGTAACAGCATGTCTAGGCTTAGTTCTGCTATGCAGACTAACGCGGTTACAGTAAACGCGGTACGATCTAGGGATGCAGCGGTAAGAGCAGATTTCAGCATCCAGCAGCAAGCTATGCGAGACCAAGCTAGAGCAGAAGTTGAAGCTGCGGCAGCAGGAGTTAAAGGTAACACAGTAGATGCTATTGCTAAAGACCTGAAAGCTTCTGCTGGTTCCGCTAGCTACGCACAAAAGCGAATGCTGCACCAAAAGATGCAAGGCTTTAATGACCAAAAGACCAGTATAGCTGTCGCAGGTATTGCAGATCAAGATGTACAAGTAATTCCTAAGCCTTCCATTGGAAGCGCACTACTAGGTGCCGGAACAACCTTGCTGGATATCTATGATAGTCATCAGCCTCCGGGCAGCAAGCTACTAGAGTAAGGGTGAACATGACAGAAGGACTAGAACGTAGGCCGCAGATACAAGACAACCTTCGTGGTGCTTCTGCGATTGAGCCTGTTACCGCACAACCTGTAGCAATTCCTAGACCTAAGGTTCCTAAGATTCCTAACAACAGCTACAGCGCAGAAATTGCTAATAGCCTTAATCAGTTCGTAGGTGGGCGGCTACAGCAAATTCAAAAGAAACGCCAAGAGCAAAGCGTTCTTGATGGACAGCTAGCTGCTATGCAAGGGCAGTCCCTAGATCAAGTAAAGATGGACGGAGACAAATGGGCTATGGAAGGCTGGCGCGTAGTTACTGCGCAGAGCCTTTCTAGCTCTTTGCTGCGTGCTCAAGAAGCGGAGATTTCTCGCGGAGCTTACGAGCAAAACCCTGAAATTTATCGGGAGCGGCTCGTCCAGCGTATCGAAGCTATGACTTCGGATATCGAGGATGAGCGCACTAGAGAGCTTGCTACAGAGAACCTGATGAAGCAAATGCCGGTTCTTGTCGATCAGCATATCAAGCAGAACTTGGCTTTCAAAGAACAGCAGAACTTTGATACCTTGGCTCAGTCTGTGGATGTACTAAGCCGGGATAATACTAGCACTGGTGATCTAATAGCATTCGCATCTGGTAAAAGCGAAGCTACTGCGAGTCTAAGTGAAGCCCGCAGGAAAGAGGCTGTTACTCAAGGCATCGTTAATGCTTTCACGAATAACAACCCCGCCGCTTACGCGCATCTGGACGATGCAGGATTTATTAGCACAGAAAATCTTACTTCTACTCAGATCAGCAAAATTAGGACTGCACAGCGGAAGTACGAAGCTAGGTTCAAAGAGGAGTTCAACGCAGACCATCATAAAGAAGTTCAGCGAATTAACGAGCAAGCAGCAGCAGGAGACCTAAGCCCGCTTGAAGCCGTAGAGCAGCTAGCAGCAGCTAACGCTAAATACGGGCTTCGTACTGGCGCAGCACAAGGTGGCCAAATCTATGATCGCGCTCGCCTTGGTGTACAGTTTGATCAGGGTACGCGCGGACTGAACATTGCGGCCGCAGGAGTAAACGGAGATTACGGTCTGCAAGCTGAGCTAATGCAAAATGCTGTGGAGCAGCAGGAAAGCGGTGGGCGTGCTAACGCTGTGTCTAACAAAGGCGCAACTGGTGTAATGCAGCTTATGCCGGGTACAGCTATGGACCCCGGTTATCAAGTGCGGAACATTTTTCAGCACGCTGACAGCCTAGGTGTTTCTTACAGCGGCAGGACCAGAGAAGAAGCAGCTAGGCTTATGCGTAATCCTGATGTTAACAGGCAGATGGGCACTGAATACCTAGAAGCCATGCTCAGGGAGTTCAACGGGGATGTAAACCGCGCTCTCGTAGCTTACAATGCTGGACCTGCAATAGCTGAGCAATGGGACGGAAATATAGACAGCCTTAATCCAGAGACTAAAAACTATGTTATTAGTTTGAACAAGGCTTGGAATAACGATATTCCTGATCCAGAAGCAGAGCGTGTCGCGGCAGAGCGCAACTTGCAGCAAGCTTATAATCAAGCTGGTATTAGGGCTCTTGAACGCAGCGGACCAGAACGCGCAGAAAATGATGAACTGTTCATGCAAGGAGAAATTCCTGTCGAAACTTGGGTACAGAACCGGCAGGCTATTTACGACGAGTACGGGCTTGAACTAACAAAGAACCGGATCAGCCAAGAGCAGGCTATGATGCGTTCTGTGGTCGGGTCACGTATCAAAGAATTGCAGGAGCAGGGCAATGTGCAAACTGCTGTAGAATTGCAAAGCACCCTTGAAGCTGCTGAGGTACAGTACGAGCAGAACTTGCGAACATTTGAGCAAGGTAATTCTGGGCTGTCTCTTGATGAAATCAATCAAGGGTACATGCAACAAGTACTCGATGCGTACAACAGTACCGGCACTACTATGAATGCTTCTGAAATTTCCTCTAGGGCTGCTTCAGCAGTTCGGCAATCCTCGGAAGCTGCGCAGAACGCTTTGCGGGGAGAAGAAGATAACGCGCTTATTTCGCAAGCTCGCAGAGCAGGGAATATCAGTGACCTTTCTCCGCGCCTGCAAGATAAGGCGCTTAAGCAGTTCGACGCAGAACTAGAACAGCGCGTGCAAAATTACCGTGCTGAAAATCCCGATGCTAGTCCTGTAGCAGTTGAAATGGTCCGCAGGCAAGCTAGAATTGATTTTGTTGCTAGACAAGGTATCGTGGATGACCAAGTGCAAAAATGGATCAACCAAGTCGCATCTGGTAAATCTTGGGTGGACAAAAACGGAGAGCCTAACCCTACTACAGTCGCGGGTCTGCAAGCTTACCTTGCTATCGCGCAAGCGGACACAGGTCTAGCGCATCAGTACGTTCCTGACGCAGAAGCTAAAGGCAGAATTACTGCTGCTGCAGCTATGGTTCAAACTCAGCTACCAGATAGACAAGTCTGGATGGATGCTGATCTTAGCAACAAGCAAGACCCCGGTACTCAAATTCTGTTCGATGCTGTTCAGCAAGTCGGTCTATCAATCGGAACTGCTACCCCGGAAGAAACAGAACGACGAGTACTTCAAATGCGTAGGAAGCTAAGACATGTAAATGTTTCTAGGCAAATGATCCCTAATAGCCTCCTGTCAGGAATGCAACGAGAATTTGAAGCTGCTGATGTAAACGCTGCTCGTGGTCTAGATGAAGATGTTATCAACAGCGATTACATCGCGTACGCAGAACGGTTCATCGAGGACGTTGTACCTTACATGCCTGCTACATCTCAAGAGAACGCTATGCGCATTACTAGGGAGTACCTAGACAGCAGAGGCGCTATCATGGGTAACTCGTTTGTTATGCCGGGAGTGTCAGATGCGTCTATACGTGCACAAATGTTCCCAGGGCAGGACGTGCAGAGTACTGCGGCTGTAAATACAGCAGTAGTAAACTGGATGAACTCTACAGAAGCAGCAGAAAAGTCTGCTATTATTAGAGAGTGGCAAAACAGCTTCAGTCTTGCTATTAACAGGCGCCCTGACTTTAGCGTTACGTTCATTAACAACAAGTTCGTAGCTAGCGTATCTGGATACGGCAATGTTGTTCTACCAATCCGAGAAATCGGGGATATGTACGTACAAAACAGATAAGGGAAAAAATATGTCAGACAAACCTGGAGGGGTCGCAAGGCCCCTTCTTCCTTCTCTAGAAGAACCAGAAAAAATTCCTGATGCTGCCGGATTCCCCGGTATTCCTGATACATTTCCGGAAGGAACTGAGTTCGTTCAACAGGAGCAGGAAGAACAGGCTCAGACTTCTCCTTTGCAAAATTTTAGAGATACTCTAGATCAGAGTGTTGTTAACTCCGCTATTGAAGTAGCCCAAGCTTGGCCTAGTATTATGGCAGAACGCAGGCAAGGGACAGAAGAACTAGAACCGCATCGTGCAGAACTCACAAAAGATATTCCTCTGCACCTGCATGACCAAATTATGCAAAGCGGAACTCTAGCAGGCGCTCGCGCAAGAGCAGATCGTATCCGCGAGGATAACAAAGTCATGCGTAGGCTAGCGCAGCAAACAGGTGTGCAATCTCAGGCTATCATTCTTGCAGGGGGACTTCTTGACGCTGACCTCCCCTTGATCCTCGCCACCGGAGGCACGCTCGCGGCGGGCAAAACGGCGCTCGGCGCTGCTAGGGCCGCACGCGCTTTGGGCGCCTCCACCAGCCTATCCCGCGTTGCCGGGGACCTAGCGATAGGGGCTAGCGGAGGGGCTCTGAGCGGCGCTGTGGTGGGCGCTGTGGGGACGCTCGCTCGGGACGACTACGATGTGAACACTTTGCTCAATATGGTTATCGCAGGAGCGGCAACAGGCGGGGTAATTAACCCAATCGCCAGCAGAGTTCTACCAGATCGAGACGTGTGGCAGCAGGCAGCAGAAGAAGAACTAGAGCAAAGCCTAGCAGCTATGCAAAGGGATTTTCAGCAGCAAGCTGTTGATCCTGATAGCTCGCTGAATAGAAACACGTCTCCTGTGAACGATGTGGACCTAGCAGAAACAGATGTGCCTCCTGCCCCTAGACCAGAGGGAGAAGAAGGTGCAGATCAAGCAGACCGCGGAATTGGCGCTGCGGAAGTAGGAGACACTCCTGAGACTATCACAGAAAGCCAGATTGCGTTCGACAAGAACGTTCCTAAAAGCATCGTCAGGAACAGCATTCGGTATCAAAACTGGAAAGCAGATAGGCGCATCTCTGAGCTTTACGCAGAAGATACAGCTAACCCCCTAGTTCGTATGCTGGTAGGCGGAAGTAACTACGAAGTTAAAGTTCCGTTTACAGACAAGAAAATCCCTGTAGGGCAAATAGCGGGTACTGTATTCACTCTTGCTCAACGAGACTTCACCCGCCTTATTAACAGCAAATCTCCTGCATCTAATTTTGTGGCAGCAGAAATTCTTGAGAGTGCCAGCGGTCTAGTAAGGCAAGGAAGTAGCTCTGCGGTACTTCGGGAGATGTTTCATTCCGCGGCACTTGTGCATAGCGCAAAGCCGCTACGAGATTTTCGTGCTGCTTGGATGAAATCCCGAGGGCTTAATCCTATCCGCATGGAAAGCCATCGTGCATTTAGCGCGGAACTGCGGCTGCAAGCTCAACGACGGTACCTAGGGCAACCTGTTAATGACGAGTACGTGGATATCCTGAATGCTCTAGATCAAACGCACGCAGAAATGCTGCGCAGATTGCAGGGTGTAGACGAGGACCGCGCAGTTTTGGGCGCTCGTGAAATTGAGCATAGACCCGGATATTTCCGGTACGCTTGGGACCCCGAGCGTTTCCGAACATTTCTTCAAAGAGCAGGCGGCAACAAGGCGCTCGTGCAAGCTTTCACTAAAGGGTACATGCAAGCTAGCGGACTTGATAAAAAGACTGCTAGATCAGTAGCTAAAGCTGTAGTGCGGAGGTTTCGTACTCGTGGTGTAGGCAGAGATGCTGCTGATACTAGGTTGCTCGATCTTGATAGTAGGTCGGGAATTGAAGAAGTACTGCAGGATGCAAAGCTGTCTCAAAAAGAGATAGATCGTATTTTGCAGAACATTACTGTGAACACGCAACAGCGTACTAAAAAGGGATATCTTAAGCAGCGAGTAGAAGTCGATCTTAGTACACCTATTCCGGGATCAGAGTATCGAATAGTCGATCTAATGGCTGACTTCGAGCGATCTTTGCATCAGTACGTTGGTGACGCCTCAGGTGCAGCAGCACTAGCGCATAAAGGTATTCGTAGCAAAGCTGAGATGAATGAGTTAATCGACACTATTGTCGAAGAACAGTTCGCACTAGGCGAGAACGCTATGAAACGAGAAGAAATAGAGGCGATCTTTAGTCAGTTCACAGGAGGCGCTCATCAAGGGTTCATGTGGAACCACAGAAATGAGGGTATCAATCCTCTTACTAACGTTCTTCTAAAATCTACTCGGGCCAGCCTTCTACAGCGAACCGGACTTACTCAGGTAATGGATGCTGCTAACGGTATCGTAGGTAATGGTCTGGCTAGGTACATGGAACCTATCATGGCCGAGCTTAACATCAACAAACCCGGTGTTCGCACTAAGGCAGAACTACAGGACTTCAAAGACGAGCTAGACAGCATCGGTGTTATCGCAGGCAGAGACCACGATATCTTTGCTCCGCATCTTACTATTGATGAAAGCGAAATAGCTAGTTCGTGGCTCATAGGTTCTTCACAAAAAGCTATGGGGACCATCGAAAGGTGGACGCATTTTGTATCCGGGCAGGTGCACGTTACTAAGCTGCAACAGCAGACAGCAGCCGCAGCTATTACTAGTAATGTAATCCGCACGCTCGCGGGAGAAAAGACTAATCTAACTCCGCGTATGCTAAGAGACCTTGGGCTTGAAGAAAACCGCATAGCTGAGCTAACGGCCTTGATTAACGACGGTACCATCAATGTATCAGGTGCAAGAGTTAACCTGAACAACAAGCAATGGCCTGACGATCTTAAACTAGAGTTCGGCGCAGCTATGGTTCGAGGTATGCACCAGCAAGTACAGCGAGGGCTGACAGGAGAAACCTCTGTATGGATGAACACAGATGTGGGTAAACTACTTTCTGTGCTCAAAACTTTCTCGCTAGTTGCTACTCAAAAGCAAATGGCTAGGAATTTGATGATCGGAGGTAAGTCGCATTTCGTGGGTGCATCTGCTTGGCAGCTAGGCTTCGCTTACGCCGTGCTGTCCTTGGCCATGGCTATCAATGGCACAGAAATGTCACCGTTTGAAAAAGGGCGACTGGCGGCAGCGTACACTCCTAACATCGGGACTATTCCTATGATTACAGACCCGATGACTTCCATGCTAGGGTTTGATGACCTCAATTTCAGCCCGTACGGTAGATACACTTCCTATCTTGATACACCCGTATTCGAGGTTGCTAAAGGACTTGCTCAGGCACCCGGCGGCGTGATAGGAACACTCAGCGGAGAAGGAACGTACGATGACATGAAGAATGCACGGACTATGTTCTTTCTGAACTGGTACGGTATGAAACAACTTTGGGAAAGCATGTAACTGGCGGGGCTTTCGAGCCCTGCCTTATACATGAAAGGAGAAATAATGTCACTGAGCACTAATGAGTTCGTGTACGCAGGTTCGGACGTATTTGACCTGAACTTCGCTTTAGGGTACGCATCAAAAGCTGATATCACAGCGTACAAAAAGGGAGACCCGCCGGTTGACCTGACTTTTGACTTCCTGACTGACAGCAGAGTACAGCTTAATTCAGGGCAAGGGCTTACTAACGGAGACGAGATTGTATTTCGGCGCACAGTTTCAAAGACTGCGCTTCCTGTAGACCTGACTGTACCCGGACGAGCTACACGGGAAAATCTTGAGCTTCTTTCTAAGCATGTAATGCGAGCTTTGCACGAAGTGCTGGACGGCCGTATTGCAGACAGCTTCTCAGTAGAAGACGTAATTATTACCGCTACAGAAGAAGCGGTGAACGAAGCTCTGGCTAACCTCTCAGTACAACTACAACAGTTTGAGCAGCTATTCTTTGGCTTCTATCGTACTTTTGATGGACAAAAAGAATACATTGTTACTGCTCTGCCTGCTGTATGCCAAGTTGACGATATTCAAGTTGATGTACAGACTAATCCAACGCAGACAGTCCAGTTCCTTATATCTAATGCGGGATCAGTTAAGGCAACTGTGGATATTCAACAAGACGGCACAGTAACTCGTGCAATTCCGGGCGGAGGAACTGAGTTCACTCTTTCAGCAGGGCAAACTACCTGTGAAGTAACCAGTGGTCTTTCTGATGCAACGTTAGAATGCGGTATTACTGTTATCGGAGCAGTAGACGCTAGCAGCATTACGGTGTAACATGATCCTTCGATCTAAGAGTAATAGCACTCCTAAATCTTTGTTTACAGGCGTATCTCTTCTTCCTTCTACTGGTGAATGGGTGTACGGAACGACTCCTACTAAATTTACGTCAGAATTTCTAGAGGAAGATGTACCTGAGAACACGCAATGGCAACCAGAGGACCTAGTTCCTCAAATTCCGCCTGCGCCTGTGCAAACTAATCTGGAACGTAGTCTGGATAATCTTAGGGACGTTCTTCCGGACACTAAATGGATATCTCTTATTTGCTCGTGGTTTGGAACTGATCTTCGTTTGAACGAATGCGATATTGTTCCCAAGACCGAAAAATTTCTGCTAGAGCGCCCCGGTGGGGCTGGCGGGGAGATTTCTATTAGCGACGAACTAGGAGCATGGGATGTAGGCGCTAACGGCGTGCTAACTAGAACTGTTTACAACCTTGAGAACACCACTATTGTTCCTACTCGGATTACTGATGGTAGCACGGACGTACTGTTAGAATACAACTACTCTGTTTCAGCGGCTACAGAAGTAACCATTAACATCACTATTAGGTTCTACGAAAACACTAACGGGACGGGACTGCTATCAGAAGTGCAGCTGCCTACCGAGAACCAGACACAAGGGGTTTCAGGTCCGCTTTCGGGTAGCATTCTTTCCGGTGCCCAAGATATCCCGTCAGCTACTAAAGCGATTGCTGTAGAGGTAACTCGTAGTACAGATGGAGCATGGAATGATATTGCGGCAGACCGCGTTCTTGACACTGTGTCTCCACCCATTGCCATAGAACTTGACACATCAGAAGGCGACAGCGTACCTTTTTCGTACTTAGTGCAAGGTCTTGGACGAGACAGCTACGAAACTCCGTCTCTTTTCTGGGAAAGCCCTACAGAGTTTAACCCTGTGTTTGTCCAGTTCCTTTTAGGTAGGAATGGATTTACTGTAACGCAAAACTACGACGCCTCTGTAGACCCGGATGCAACAGTCGGGCAGCCGTACGTTGATCCTACTGGATTTGAGGATCAAAGCGCTGGTATTGTGCTTTGCGACTCAGGAACTACCAGTACAGACCAAGAAGCATATTCTCCGTGGAACTACGCTGACGGGCCAGGAGGGAACATTCCTTACGGGTATTACCGCTGGAGAACTTTTGTTTGGTCTCCTGTACAACGGGTTTTTAAGCCCGCTGCTCGTAAAGGTGGCCCAGGAAACTCGTACATCGTTTCTCCAGAGCCTAAAACTGTCCCAGCTAAAACTTGGACAGAAATTGCTGTAGATTTCCCTACTGACGGGACATTTAGTTATGTCGAGTTCGTTCTGGACAAAGAAAACATGGACCAGCCTTGGTTCTACAGCACCAACACCACTATTTTCTCTCTAACAAACCCTAAGGTAGCTTACGGGGGAACTCCCTCTGATCGCAGTATTATTGAGGGTATTAAAGAGATGAAACTTCGCGGGTACAAAGTTCTGTTCTATCCGTTCATCCTTATGGATATCACAGATTTCCAAAGGCTCCCTGACCCGGATGAGAGCGGGCCGCAAGGGGCTTACCCGTGGAGGGGGCGCATTCAACCAACGGCCAGCGATCAAGGCACGAGCGCAGTTACAGCGCAAGTGCAGAATTTCTTCGGAAGCTGTAAACCCACGGATTTCACTCCGGACGAGGCTAATGCTACTGTTCAATACAGTGGGCCTGCTGAGTACAAATTCCGAAGAATGATCCTGCATTACGCGCACTTGTGCAACCTTGCAGGCGGAGTAGACGCCTTTGCTATTGCTACAGAAATGCGAGGACTGACTACAGCTAGGGACGGGGATCATTCTTTTCCGGCTGTACAAAAGCTTATCGAACTTGCGAACGATGTGCGTAGTATCCTTGGCGATGACACGGAAATTACTTACGCTTGTGACTGGTCTGAGTTCATGCCTAGGAACTACAATACCGCTGGCGGCTTTAATAGCATATGGCATCTTGACCGTCTTTGGGCAAGCCAAAACATTGATTTCGTTGGTATCGACAATTATCTTCCCATTTCGGACTGGCAGGGAAGCGAACTAGCTATTGATGACGCTCAGTTCGACAGCATCTACGATATAGGCTATCTTAAGTCGCAAATTGAGGGCGGAGAAGGTTGGGATTACCAATACGTTGATCTGTTCGACAGGCAATCTCAAATTCGCACACCGATATCAGAATACAGGTACAGAGACAAAGCGCACAAGATCGCTTGGCAGAACTTGCATTACGATATCAAAGATGGAACGCAAAATTTGTTCCCGACTGAATGGGTGCCTGAACTTAAGCGCATCGTGTACACCGAGTACGGATGCCCAGCTATTGATAAAGGTACTAATCAGCCGAACAAGTTTGTAGACCCTAAATCAAAAGAAAGTGTCTTGCCGTTTTTCTCAGACGGCACCAGAGACGACCGCATTCAGCAAGCGTATTATCAAGCAATGACAGAATACTGGAACCCGGAAGATGGAAATAATCCGGTAAGCTCCCTTACAGGAGAGTACTGCATTGATTACACTATGATGATCGCTTGGACTTGGGACGCTAGGCCGTGGCCTGCTTTTCCTAGGTTCGAGGACGTGTGGTCTGACGGGGCTAATTACAACGTGGGGCACTGGCTACAAGGTAGATCATGGATAGAAGCCAACTAGAAAAAGAAGATGGCTCTGTAAACAGTACTACACTGGGTTTCATATTAGGAGAGCTATCTACCGATGTTAGTCACGTTTTGCAGGATATAGGAAAGATGAGAGCGGACCAACAAGAAGAAACTAAGGAAATCAAAAACCGCCTTGCGAACGTAGAAAAAGCTTACGGACGCATAATGGCTTTTGGTACGCTTTTTATTCCTTTCATGCTAGCTCTTGTAAATTGGGCCGTTCCGGCCTTTATTAGAGTAATAGGAGGTCAATAATGGCTAAAGGAGCAGCCACAGAAGAAACTCTAGGTAAAGTTCACAAGCAACTTGCTAGGGTGTTCAACAGGGTGCTCGAAAAGTACGAAATGCAACTTCGTGCAATCGAGAACATCAAGCCAGAAGAAATTGAACAGGATATGTTAGAAGAACTGATGAAAACTGATCCTAATCCAGCTATGCTCAGTGCTATCAGCAAATTCCTGAAAGACAACGAGATCGGCATTGATAACGAGGAAGTCCAAGAACTCGGGCTTACGCAACGCCGACTGCGAGATCGCAGGGAAGCTCGTAAGAAAGCAGGTCTACGTCTAGTCGATATTCCTCCTGTTCAGGAAGCGTAATGGCTAGATCAGTACACAGAGAGTTTGGCCCAGGAGAACGCTGGGCCGAACTTGAAATTCTAAGAAACGAGTACAAACATTTTACAACTTTCTTGTTCGATATCATGACAGGGCTGCTCGGATTCGAGTGCAGCGATGTACAAATTGATATCGCCGAGTTCCTAGAGTTCGGCCCGCAAGAAAGAATGATCCAAGCTCAGCGGGGTCAAGCTAAAACTACTATTACTGCTGCTTACGCCGTGTGGCGGCTTATTCACGAGCCGCACTCTAGAGTTCTGATTCTATCGGCCGGAAGCAACCAAGCTACAGAAATCGCTAACTGGGTTATCCAGATCATTGGTAACACAGAAGAACTAGCTTGCTTGTATCCTGATAGAACTGCTGGAGACCGCGTATCAGTAGAAAGCTTTGATGTGCACTACGAGCTTAAGGGGCCTGAAAAATCTCCTAGTGTAGCTTGCGTTGGTATTACATCGAACATGCAGGGTAAACGAGCAGACATCCTTATTGCAGATGACGTTGAAAGCGCGAAAAATTCTCAGACAGAGCACCAGCGAGAAAGGCTGCTGCATCTTACTCGTGACTTTACTTCGATCTGTTCTAACGGGGACATAATTTACCTTGGTACTCCGCAGAGCATCGACAGCATCTATAATAGTTTGTACAGCCGCGGGTACACTATTCGTGTCTGGCCGGGCCGGTATCCTACTGAGGAAGAACAGGATAACTACGGGGAAACGCTGGCTCCGTTCATTAAAAAGCGTATGCAGGCTGACCCTAGCCTGAGAACCGGAGGAGGCCCTACAGGAGAAAGAGGGCAAGCTATTGACCCTGTAATTCTTCCTGAAGAAGTTCTTACTAAGAAAGAGATCGACCAAGGCGCAGCTTATTTCCAGTTGCAGCATATGCTAGACACCAGATTGGCTGACGCAGAGCGTTTCCCGTTAAAAAGCGAGAAGCTTGTGTTCATGCAAATCAGCGACAATACAGCGCCTCTGGAAATCTATGTGCAGCGTAGTAGGGCGACACTTCTTACTACGCCTCCGGGCTTCTTTGTGCAAGACAACTACTATAGGGCAGCGGAGTTCGGTAAAGAGCACGCTAAGTTCACTGGCTGCAACATGGCCGTGGACCCATCAGGTAAAGGCTCGGACGAAACTACTTACGCTGTAACCAAGTTCTTGGCTGGCAGAGTATTTCTAGTTGACTTCGGGGCAGTTACGGGGGGTGTTGATGACGAGGCACTGGATGCTCTAACAGATATTGCACTGAAGTGGAAGCCTACTAAAATCATCGTAGAAAAGAACTTCGGTGACGGTGCTCTAGCATCTGTTTGGAGACCTAGGCTTTATCAAAAGCACAGAGCTGAAATTGAAGATGTTTGGGCATCCGGGCAAAAAGAGCTAAGGATTATTGATACTCTTTCTCCGGTAATAGGTTCTAGCAGGCTCATTGTAGATGAAGGCTTGCTCAGGAAAGACCTAGAGCTTTGCGAAAAGCATCCTATCGAAAAGAGAGCCTCGTACAGCTTCTTTTACCAACTGTCCAGAATTACTCGTGACAAAGGCGCGCTTAAGCACGATGACCGACTTGATGCAGTAGCATGGTCAGTCAGGCATTGGACAGAAGAACTAGCGCAAGACAGTTTGAAAGTCGTAAACCAGCAGCGCAAAAGAGCGTGGGCTGAGCGCATGCGTAATCCGCTAGGAGACGGGACTAAGCTCCCGGCTAGCACGCTAGCGAAACTAGGGCTAAAAGGCGGCAAATCTGCCGTTAAAAGAATGAAAAGGAAGTTCTAAGATGACTGAAAATACTGAAAATACTGAACAAAAACCTGCCAAAAAGGTTTATGAAGCTGGTACTAACTCGCTTCGTATTCCTTGGCCGCAAGACCCGCAGGGTACGTGCTCTGCGCTCCGAGATGGCGGTGTGAAAGCTGCGAACCGGGTGCAAGGCGATAAAGATAAGCTAGAGCGCCTGATCGCGCATCTGCGGCTTATCGAAAGCTACGCTAAGAACCGCTTCAAAGGCGACACGGAGAAGCGCGTGCAAGCTCGTGAGAACGCTGTTAGCGCGCGGGAGCGCATTGTGGCTAAGCAGAAGCGCAAAGCAGATGAAGATGCCGCTCGGCACGAAGCTAAAGCTAAGAAACTGCGCGAACAATTCAAGTAAGGGGAGAACTATGAAAGAATTTTTCGATACTGTCCGGCCTCTATTCGGGGGCCGGCTTACCCAAGGCCAAGTTGACGGCATGAACAAGATCATAGATTATGCCCGAAAGTGGAAGTACTCCGATCTTTGGACTGCTTATGTACTTGGTACTGCTAAGCACGAAACTGCGAACTGGATGCAGCCTATTCGAGAAGGTGCGCGGCGGTTCGGACCGGACTATACTGATGCGCAAGCTAAGCGAGCAGTAGCGGCTATCTTTGCTAAGGGCATTATTCGCACGAATTACGCTCTGCCTTCTGGTCCGTATAACCAAAGTTACTACGGGCGAGGGCTAGTGCAGATTACTTGGTACAACAACTACAAGAAATTTGCTGATCTGCTTGAAGTACCGCTTGATCGTAATCCTGATCTGGCCCTAGAATGGCCTGTATCTCTAGATATCCTTTTTATTGGTATGCGAGATGGGCTGTTCCGTGCAGGGCATAGTCTTGAGGATATCAAATCTGAGGCTGATTACAAGGCTGCGCGAAAAATCGTGAACGGTGATGCGCATAAAACTTGGGGAGGTCGGGATCGCATTGATGACCGCCTTGCCAAGTACGCAAAAGTGTTCCATGAGGCTTTGCAAGCATGAATTTGGTAGCAGTCGGGCCTATTGCTAAAGGTCTCTTCGATCTGGTGGACAATTTGTTCACCAGTGACGAGGAACGAGCAGCAGCTAAGGCTAAAATCATAGAAATGGAACAAGCTGGGCAACTAGCACAAATCGAAGTGAACAAAACCGAGGCGGAGCACGCTTCGGTGTTCGTCGCGGGCTGGCGACCGTTCGTCGGGTGGACCTGCGGGCTGGCGTTCGCGTGGGCCTTCCTATGCGCCCCTGTGAGCGCCTTCTTGCTGGTCGCCCTAGGGTACCCGCCCGAGACGCTAGATGCGCTCCCTGAGCCCGATCTGAGCGGCATGATGCCGGTCCTGATGGGCATGCTCGGGCTGGGCGCGATGCGTAGCTGGGAGAAAAAACAAGGCGTAGCTAGGGAAACCCTAAATAGATACGCTGACAAAGGAGCAGAATAATGAGCTTTTATCCGTACCCTTTCTTTACGGGATGCGAAAAACTTGATGCACTTGTAGGAGATGCAACTGTGCATAGCTTTCGGGGCTTTATTGTAGGAGATGCTGGTTCAGCTACTCCCACGGAAGTACAAGTTTACATGCATGACGGAAGTACTCTGGTAATTCAGAACGTTCAGCCCGGTGTACCTTACGCTATTCCTATTCTTGGAGTAGCTAGTATTAGTACAGGTATGCAAGAAATTTGGGGTCTTAAATAATGCGCATTAATCCTACAGCATTAGGGATTGCTTTTGCGTCAGGGGTGCGTTTTGGCGCACCCATCGCATCTGGTCCTAGTAGTCCTATTAATAGTACAGGCAGCTCAAATTTTACCGGACCCAATGGCGAGGATATTCACGATTTCCTTGTCGCTCCTTCTACGAAAAGTTTCACGCTTGATCGCGAGGCTACAATTTTCGTGCAGCTTGTTGGCGGCGGTGGCGGGGGTGGGTCTGTTCGTGGCGGCGGCGGTGGCGCTGGTGGCGTAATCCAGACCTCCCTCGTGCTTTCCGCAGGCGTCTACATCGTGAGCGTGGGGGACGGTGGCGTCACGGCCATTAAGGGGAGCACAGTCGCGACGAGCGGCGGTGACACCTTTATTCTGGGCCCTAACGGCACCACGGAAGTCCTGCGGGCGTTCGGCGGCGGTTCTGGCGGACGGCCTGTTGATCCACAAATCGGGGGCTCCGGCGGTGGTGGCGGAGGCTGGATCAGCATAAATGGTGCTGCTGGAACGGCAGGGCAGGGCAATGCAGGCGGTGACGGAACAGCCGTCCCGGCGGGCGGCGGCGGTGGCGCTAGCGCGGCAGGAGGCGATGGCACGGCGGGCGGCGGCGGCGGCGACGGTGGCGATGGCGTTTTGTCTTCTGTGCCGGGAGAGGCTACCGATTATGTCGGCGGTGGCGGTGGTGGATCATCCGACGGCGTCCCTGCGGGTACAGGCGGCCTTGGCGGCGGTGGAGATGGTGCTTTTACCCTCGGCGGCCTGAACGAACCGGGTGCACCGAACACTGGTGGGGGCGCGGGCGGAAACGGCAATACAACCGTAAGCGGCGGCCCCGGAGGATCGGGCCGGCTAACAATATGGTGGGTATAATGAAAATTACATATTTTCCTTTAGCACAAATTATTCAGGAACCAAACGAGTGGTCGCCGTACGGCGGTTGGCTTTCCGCATGGATGCATATGCCCGCCGCGTTAGTCGAGCTGCATGGACTTAACGTGCAAATTTCTGTATCAGTAAATGCCGAACTGCTTGTTACTGAGGAATGGCCAAGGCCGGGAATTAAGCCGAAAAAGATTACTGTGCATTCAACGGAAACAGATCAGATAGTGCCGCTGTGCATGCAAATGAAAGCAAAATGGATGCCCGAGGACAATGTAAGCATTTATGTGCGTATTTTAACAAACAACATGCTGAATAAAGGGCTCGGACCTGTATTAAAAACTTTCGACTTTGTTGCACCTATCCCGATGCAGAGTTACCCTTCTTGGATTTGGGAGGATGGATTTTGGACGCCTCCAGTGCCGTATCCAGCGGACGGGAAAGATTACGTATGGGACGAGGACGCACTAGCATGGGTGCATATCCCGTGAAAGCGTAAAAGTACGAAAGTACTGCGGTGCACCTGCGGGCTGCGTGGGGCTTCTGAGAGCCCTCAGGAGGCCCTTCTCGGTCTCCGGGGTGTACCGGGTCGCGGGGGAGCCTGACGGCTCTCCTGCGGGCTCTCCGGGGCTCTCCGGGGCTGCTCTCGGGTTGTACTGCTGGTTGCACGGGTTCAACGCGGATACAAAGTATCCTGTAATGCGGATGCTATGCATCCTGTAATGCGGTTTTCGTTGTAAAAAAATGATGCGATTTTCTGCGGGGGCATCCACCCTTCTCAGCCTCGGAGTTTCCCCCATAGGGTACCCTTGGTGTATACCCTAGGGTAAATCTGATAGGTACGCGCGTGCGCGGTTATCGCTCGCGGGTGCATGCGCGGATATCGCTCCCGCGTTTTCTTGTTATCGACGATGTAAGGCCGGGGGGTGTAAATTCGTGTTATCTATCTGTTTTCATTGGTATAATACCTGTTTAGTACGGATGTTTCTTTAGTACAAATACAGGATACTCTGTATCCGCATTACAGGATGCTCCACAACTACACGAAGTACCTTGGCTTATACCTTAGGTATAACCAGCTTCGCTGGGATACAGGATACTTTGCATCCTGTACACGGCTGTAAGCCATTGATGACATTGGATAAATCGGGTTCCTCACATATGAACAAGGGTTGTGTCTTGTCTTGCAGGCTAAATCCGGAGATTATGCAATAAAATCAGATACTTAGGCGAAAGCCAGTATCTGTCTAGCTCTTTCTTACCTATGCTTTGCATAGAATAACATAAGGATATCAATACCTTAGTATATCCTAGTATATAAATAAATATATATATAACCTAGTATAACTCTAGGTAA